CCTAAAAACTATTATTATTTATGAAATTTACATTCCACTGTCTTGGAATCCCGCACACAGTAACCAGTAAAGAATTTAATGCGTGTGCCTACACGATGAAAATTTTAAAATTCGGCAAGATGATGGTGGAGCGAGGGCATGAGGTGATTCACTACGGCCATGAGGATTCGGATTTAATCTGCACGGAGAATGTGCCAGTAATCACAAATTGTGATTTCAAGAAGTCATATGGTTCGCATGATTGGAGAAAGACATTCTTTAAGTTCAACACGAACGATCACGCTTATCAGACTTTTTTCAAGAATGCGATTGAAGAGGTAGGGAAAAGAAAGTTGAAGCATGATTTTATTTTGCCTTTCTGGGGTAGTGGAGTAAGGCCGATTTGCGATGCTCATCCTGACATGATTTGCGTTGAGCCGGGCATTGGGTATGCGGGTGGACATTGGGCAAGATGGAAAGTCTGGGAGAGTTACGCGATTTACCATGCTTATTACGGCTTACAGGCTGTTGGAAATTGTCGGCAAGACTGGTATGATGTCGTCATCCCGAATTATTTCGATGTGGATGACTTTGAGTTTAATCCTCACAAGGATGACTATTTTCTGTATCTAGGCAGGGTCTACAGCGGGAAGGGCGTTGATGTAGCGATCCAAGCCACAGAGAGGGCAGGGGTGAAACTGGTTATCGCAGGTCAGAAAGAAGAAGGGTATAAGTTGCCAGACCATGTGGAATATGTTGGGTATGCCGATGTGGAGAAGAGAAAGAAGCTAATGGCTAATGCAAAGGCTTCGTTCGTTCCTTCGCAGTATATCGAGCCATTCGGAGGGGTTCAGGTTGAGAATTTACTATGTGGAACGCCAACGATTACGACAGACTGGGGTAGCTTTACAGAAAACAACCTGCATGGCATTACAGGATTCCGATGCAGGACGATGGGTGACTTTGTGGATGCGATCAATAATATTGATGACATCAAGCCGATGGATTGCAGAAAGTGGGGCATGAACTTTAGTCTGGAGAAGGTTGCGCCGATGTATGAGAAGTATTTTAACGATGTGTTGGATGTCTACGAAGGCAAAGGCTGGTATGCAGAAGGCAATGGCTTATTTTCCTCAATAAAGAATTACCCATGAACTACATTGTTTTAGGTGTTATAATTTATTGTATTATTCTATATTATATTGAACATGAAAGCGATCCTAGAATTTAATTTGCCAGAAGAACAAGACGATCATGCTTATGCGTTGTCTGGACTTGATGCATTGTTAGTCATTAGCGACTTGGAAAACGAGATCAGAAGCAAACTGCGTTATGACTCTGGCGAGTTTAAGGAGTTTAATGTTGAAAGCTACGACGATAATGGAAAAGAGATTACTCGCCGAGTTAAAGGTTGCGACGATACGCTTGAACAAGTTTGGAATGTCTTGCTTAGATTTAAGCAAGAAAGGAATTTGCCAGAGTTGACATGATTGGCGGAAGCGTCAATAGGGTTATCAAGTTAGCCGAGGAAATTCGGGAAGAGGCTGACAAAGATGAGGATGTAGGAATTGTATATGCGGCAAAGCATATTATTCTAAATGCTGGCATTGTTAAAGGTAAGGTCGAGTTGGACATTCCGAAGTCAAAAGAAGTTGTGCAGTCTTATGTCCAGAGCTTGCTGGATGCAGACCAGTTTGAAGCGGCAGCAACGATTTTATGGGGGCCACAAGTCTATGATTGGAGGCCAATGTCCAGTCAAAACACATGGAGATGCTTGTTCGATCACGATAAGTTGTTGATCCAAGGTGCAGGCGCGATGGGTAAAACATTCGGCGCGGCGGCATGGTTCTTGTTGGATTGGATGCGTGATCCCCACTATACTTGTATTAAAGTTGTGTCATTGACTGCCGAACACGCACAACGAAATGTATTTGCAGCTATTAAGAAATTCTATACCACTGCATTGGTTAGGCCGGAATTTGAAGGCAGTGAGACACTTGTAAAAAGCATCCAAGCAAATAACGATAGCAAGAATGGCATTCACCTTGTAGCTGTTCCGAAAGGCGATAGTGGAACTGGAACGCTCCGTGGGTTCCACCCTAGCCCAAGAAGTGGGAAATCCCACCCGAAATGGGGCAGGATGTCTAGGACTCATGTTGTGCTGGACGAAGCGGAAGAAGTCCCCGCTGGAGTCTGGGAAGGCTTGCAGAATATCTTGTCTGCGGCGGATACAGAAGGTGCAAAAGGTAGAATCAAGATATTTGCGGCAAGCAACCCGAAAGATAGGACTAGCGAATTTGGTAAGCGTTGTGAGCCAACAGCAGGCTGGGGTTCGATTGACTGCGAGGATGACTTGGAATGGAAGAGTCGAGATGGTTGGCATATCTTGCGATTGGATGCCGCTAGGTGCGAGAATGTGATTGAGAAGAAGATCGTGTTCCCCGGCCTTCAGACTCACGAAGGCTATCAAGCCTACGAATCCAAAGGAAAGACAGCGGAATATTATACCATGGCTAGGGGTTGGTTCCCGCAGGAAGGTGTGTCCATGGCGATAATGACGCCAGCAATGATGGACAATGCCATGGGAATTACCCGTTTTATTGGGCCTGTAGTGCCTCTATGTGCGTTCGACTTGGCTTTGGAGGGCAATGACCAAGTAATCTGTTCTTTTGGCAGATTTGGGCTTTCTGACGGCTATACGCCAATGAGTGGTAGATTTGTTGAGTACAAGAAGCCAAAGGTTGTCTTGCAACTTGACTCACAGATTCCATTTCCAAAGGCCGCGACATTGGAGCAGTCCACAAATATTATCAAATTCTGTAAGAATATGCGTATTGCTCCAAACTGGGTATGCGTTGACCGAACAGGCAATGGTGCTGGCATCCATGATTCGTTGAAGTCTGTCTGGGGAGATGTTCTTGGAGTGAACTATTCAACTGCCGCTACGGATACTCACATTCTTGGCGACGATTCATTGCCAGCATCGGAACTTTATAGCGGTGTAGTCACCGAATTGATCTTTGGTCTAGCGAAATATTTGGAGTTTGAGTATCTAAAAATCTCACCGGGGTTCCGTAGCGAAGAGTTGGTGCGACAAGCTACTGCGAGACGATACAAGCAGAAAGGCCAAGGATTGGTTCGCGTGGAGAGCAAAGGCGATTATTGCAAGCGCACACGGCAACATTCTCCTGACGCATTGGATTCGCTTTCCTTGCTTGTGTTTCTTTTGAGACAACGAGGAGGCGCAATTGCGACGATGACAGATGCAAAGCCAGAGTTGCCAACTAGAACAAAAGCCTTGCAAGGAATTGAAAAAATGGAATATGTAGATTTTTCTGAATAGATATGCCTAAACCGATAGTTGGAATTATACCGCCCGGAGGACATCACTACATGGAGAGTGATGTTAAGATTACTGGCAGCAGTTACAAAAACCTACTCGAAAATGTAACGAATTATCGTGCAGAAAACCATATTCCGTTAGGCGATGTTGAAGGAGATGTAACTAACTATATCTGTGGAAATTGGCCTCACTTTTGCCATGGTGTGGACATGGTTGTTGTAACGAGTGTAACGAGTCCTACAGGTCGAAGTGAGTTGATGAACGACATCTCGACTTGGGCTAGGAACATCTTGCATTCCAACGAGAGGACTCAACTTGTTAGCGATGACTTGGCTGAACAACGAGCTAAGATTTGCAGGCAATGTCCCAATAATGTGAACTGGCGTGGAGGATGTTCTTCTTGCATTGCCGCAACGGATCGCATCTGTGCTAGTATCCGAAATGCTAGGGATACAAAATCATCACAAGTTCTAGGTGGATGTAAATTATTGCGACACGATAACCGAACTGCGATTTTCTTTGACAAAGACAAGCTATCCGAATCAAATGATTTGCCAGAATTTTGCTGGTTGAATAATAAATAATTATGGCAGATGTTTTAAAACCGCTACCCGCAATTGTTACCGATACTTACGCTAACAAGGCTCCGCGCATTTCAGATCAAAGCAAACCAAGGACGCTAAACCTTGATGTTGTTGATCCTTCTCCTACTAGCAATGGAGATACTGTTGATCCAAAGACGCTACAAGTTCGTCGCACATTCAAAGATGCGTCTCAAGCTCACTCTGCCTATCGTCGCTTAAAGCAACAGAATGTTGAGCGCAACCGCAAGAATCAACTGATCCAAAAGAAGCTCAACAACGAGCCTCCATATAGCGCAAAGAAGCTGGAAAGCATGGGGCAGAACTGGCGCAGCAATCGTCCGACAGGATTCTTGTCCACGATGGTTAGCCGTATCCAGCCTCCATTTAAACAAGTCATTGAGCAAGCTCCTACGCTGACATACACAAAGTTTCCTGTTGAGGGAGTTGATTCTGAAAACAAGACCAAGGTTTTCCGCGAAGAAATCACAAAATGTATCCGTGGATGGAAGGGACATGACGACATCGTTGCACAAGTTGTTCACGAGAATACCACCTTTGGATTCTGTGCGCTTTGCTGGGATGATCTTCGTGATTGGAAGCCAGAGTTCCTTCGCCAAGACTACACATTCTTTTCTATCGAGACACCGCAAGAAACCGAGGCAACTCCAATCTGGGCGCGGAAACGCCGCTATCAAATCGCAGAATTGTTGCCAGTTCTTGAAGACCCACAGATGTCCGCAATGGCGGGTTGGCACATCAAGAATCTCGTTAAAGCAATCAACAATGCTATCCCCGCTGGACGCACGCTTGACGCTGATGACGATGCTCGCCGATACGAGGATTGGATTCGTGAAGGAAGCTACGGAGCAAGCTACGAAAACGATGCGAAGTATGTCGAACTAGGTGAGCTTTTGGTTCGTGAGCCAAATGGCAAGATTAGCCGTTTCCTTTTTGATGACAAATCTGGCGACGAGATTTGCACACAGATTGATCGTTACAGCAAAATGAGCGAATGCCTCGCGTTGTTTTCTGTTGAGATTGGTAGTGGCGCATTGATGAGTTCCCGTGGTGCTGGGCGCGATCTTTACAATACTCATATTGCTGTTGAGAAAGCTCGCAACCTTGTTGTGGATAATTCCTATCTTTCTGGAATGTTGCTCCTCAAGAAAGGCCCGAATGCCAAGGCTGGTGCTACTCCGCTGACTGTCCATCATCCTGTCGCTTATATCGCGGAGGGATATGAAGTGATTCCGCAGAATATGCCAGCGAATGTCCAAGACTTCTTGAACTTGGATCGCTTCATCTCTGGTCTTGCTGAAATCCAGATTGGCACATTCCTTCCAAGCTCTGCTCTTGGAGTGCGTGACCAGAAAGTTACTGCTTCTGAAATCAATCGTGTTGCCGCTATTGAAAATCAAATCCGCGAAGGAATCTTGATGCGCTTTACAAAGCAATACAGCAAGGCAGTTGAGCGTATGCAACGAGGCATCTGCCATCCAGAACATATCAAAGCTGCCGCTGAGTTGAAGACCAAGCTAGACATCGCTCGCCAGATGGTTCCTAACGCTGTTTGGGCTAGGGCTGATGTTGTCGATGCGTTTGATCGTAGCGTCATGGAATTGCCATCGTTCATGGTTCCATTCCAAGTGCCAGATCATTTGGATGAGGAAGCGATTTCGTGCGTTCTGAATATGCTTGAGCGCAACCTTCCTCCTTCGGATATTCTTCTCATGGCATATAGCCCTGCTGAAGAGTTGCTGCCAGATACTCAGGCGCAGAACGATCAGATTCTCGACATGATGATCCAACGCTACATGGGCAATCCTAATGTCAATCAAGACGAATTGCTCAAGTTGGATTGGAGTCGCAAACTTGGTGAGAGTATTGCGAATAGCGTCATTCTTCCGAAAGACCAAGTTGAGTCGCTTGCTATCGAAGCAACCCGTCAGCAGATCATCGAGCTTCAGAGCATCATCGCTGGTCAAGAAGTTCCAGTATCTCCGCGAGACAACGACATCGTTCACTTGAATGTCATGGCTCAAAAGCTAATGCCACTCATTGAAAACGCTCCTGCTGGTTCATTGCCTCCAGAGATGGTTCAACCGCTGAACAAAGCATTGGAGCATTTCATGGGGCATATCATGCAAGCAGAAGCGAAAGGAATGGACGCAAAGATGATTTCTCAATTCCGTTCTGCCGCAGAGCAAGCATTCAGTCATCTTACCGCAGGACATGGCACTCCTCCTCCAGAAGATTTGATGCCAGCAGCAGCAGGTGGTGCGCCATCTCCAGCAGCAGGCGGACGCACTGGCCGAGTTGCACTTGGTCAATCACGCGAGTTTGGAAAACTTGAAGGCGAAGTTCCTACACAATTTGGGATGGTTAATGATGTAGCCAATCCCCCGAAGCCTCCAACTGCTGGATAAAACATTTGCACAATAACAAAATAACATATAACTAATAAAAATATGGGCGGATCACCTACAGAAATGCGAAAGAATGAAGCTGGCGCGGCTATGCCTAGCCAACCTGCTAAACTTGACACTCCTTACGAGCCTCAAGCATACGATAAATTTTATTCTCAGAAAGCTAATGCTAACGATCAAGAGATGCTTCGCAGTCTTGCTCGTGATCTTTACAGCTCTGCTAAGGGAGCATTGAGCCAGAACTTTACTGGCCGCGATGCCTCTCCTGCCGCGACTGCTGATAATACAAAAAATAAATAATAAATGAATTGGACGAGTGAAGACTCAGCCAAGTTTAGAGACTACTCACAAAAGAGTGGCTATAAGCTACGAGCATATTTGCAATCAATGGTTCCGCTTTGTGACGGAAAGACAATCGAAGAGGTTGCTTTGCAGGCAAAATATAAAGAGGGATATGAGCGAGTTTTGAAAGAAATTGATAGTATTGTTTCTTTCAAAACAAATGAAGACGATGCCTCCAACGGCTCATTCACAACAATGTAATTATGGGGGGGCATTCAATCCAAAAATATCCAGTTGTTCCTGCTAAAGATTTAGGGCTTGATGATTATTTCAAGGCAAATCCTAATGTTGCTGGAATGGCTTGGGGCGGAGGATTGAATGGGAGTGATAAAAAAGAACCAAGGGTTGTTGCAGTAAATGAATATAGTCCTAATCTTAAAACTCCAGAAGCAAAAGAAGCCTTGATTCAGAATGAAAGAATTAGGCACAATATGGATGAAAGTAAATGGAAGGCAACATTTGCCATTACTCCAGAACAAACAGAGTGGGCAAAATCATTAGGAGCATACGCAAATAATCCAGAAATGTTAAAACAAACAATTGCTTCACGGATTGCAACTGGAGATTATGTCCCATCACCAACTGATGAACAGATTAAATCTGCAAAGCAATTTCAAAAATAATTATGGCAACGATTAAGAAACGCGGTTTTAAAAAGCCAAAGCACATTTTATACATTACTGATTTTAACGAAGCCATTAACTATAATCCAAATGACAATTGGATAAATGAAATTAAAAAAGCGTTTTCAATTGAATTATGTAGAATAGTAGTTTTGTATTATCCAAATGATAAAATGTTAAAATATGTCACCATACGAAAAACAAGTGTTGATGATTATTTTGGATAATATTTATTAAAACAAATTATGGCTACGATCAAAAAACGCTTTACAAAGATTGTCACAAATAAAGCGACTGG